CAAAATAATGGAAGATCCAGAAACGGGTAACGTTATGAATGTTGCTCCAGAAGTTGCTGCAGCAATGACTCGAGATTATTCTGCGATGATGAAAGCAATTGACAAGAAAAAAGGAATGGCATAATGGCATATAGATTAGAATCAATCAATGATGTAACTCAACAAAATGAAGTGGGTTTAGGAGTATCTTTTTCTGCTAATACTTCACTGTTTGCTTCTATTTATACAACACTGTCCCAGACTAAAGAAAATCTTAAGACATTGTTATTAACTAGAATTGGTGAGCGTGTTATGCAACCAACATATGGTACAAATTTAATTAATATTATATTTGAACCAAACTTATCTAGTTTAAAAACAGAAATACAAACACTAATACAAGATCCAATTAATTATTGGCTGCCTTATATTAATATTGAATCGATTGATATTATTACAAATGAAGATGACAGTAATATGATTCATAATATACAAATAACAATAAATTATTCAGTGGATAATTTAGATACTAATACAATAACAATTGTTAGTGATGCTTCTAGCATTAGAATAGAATAAGGTAAATAATGGAAATAAAAAAAGATGTAACATATCTAGGAAAAGATTTTGGACAATTTAGAACAAATCTAATAGAGTTTACTAAACAATACTTCCCAAATACATACACAGACTTCAATGAATCGTCGCCTGGGATGTTATTTATCGAACTAGCATCGTATGTAGGGGATGTTTTATCATTTTATGCAGATACTAATTTAAAAGAATCTTTGTTAGAACAAGCATCTGAACGAGGCAATATTTATGATATTGCAAAATCACTAGGATATAAGTCTAGTAATGTTGTTCCAGCATATGTAGATTTAAACGTTTATCAATTAGTTCCATCAATTGGCTCTGGAAATGATGTACGTCCCGATTTTAATTATGCATTATCAATTAAGCCAGGATTTCGTGTTAAACAAACAGAAGGAAATGCGGTATTTAGAACTTTTGATTCTATAGATTTTTCATATTCGTCTAGTTTAGATACAACTGAGGTAACTATATATGAAAGTGACCCAACAACTAAAACTCCAACATATTATTTATTAAAAAAATCAGCGCGTGCAGTATCTGGTGAAGTTAAAACTGCAACATTTTCATTTAATTCACCAATACCTTATGATAAAGTTGTATTAACAGACACAAATGTAATTGAAGTAATATCTGTTACTGAGTCTGACGGAGATAATTGGTTTGAAGTTCCATATTTAGCTCAAGATACAATTTTTGAAGCTGTTTCTAATTTAGCCGAAAATGACCCAGAATTAAGTCAATATCGATCGTCTTCTCCTAGTTTATTAAAACTTCGCAAGACAGCTAAACGATTTATTACTAGATTACGAAGTGACAATCGTTTAGAATTACAATTTGGTTCAGGCATATCTGATAATAACGATGAAGAAATTATTCCAAACCCGGATAATGTTGGTAATGGGTTGGCTGGATTTCGTAAAAATCTAGATGTTGATATTGATCCGTCTAACTTTTTATATACTAGAACATATGGTCAAGCTCCTTCGAATACAACATTAACTGTAACATATACAATTGGTAATGGCATAACAGATAATGTCCCAGCTGGCGAGCTTTCTGAAGTTGATTTTATATTATTTAATGAAGATGTTAATTCTACAGTTTCAACCGGCATTGTTAATTTTGTTAAAAATACAGTTGCAGTAACAAATCCAGCGCCAGCCACGGGAGCAAAAACGTCTGATAGTTTGCAAGATATAAAAAATAATGCCTTAGCAAACTTTGCAACGCAAAATCGTTTAGTAACGAGAGATGATTATATAATTCGTGCATATTCAATGCCGCCGAAATTTGGCAGTGTAGCTAAAGCATATATTGTTCCTGACGATCAAATTTCACAGTCTGATTATCAAGACGCTCGAGTTCCTAATCCATTAGCAATGAATATGTATGTTTTAGGATTTAATTCCTTTAAACAATTAACTAACTTAAATCAAGCAGTTAAAGAAAATCTAAAAACGTATTTAGACTATTATCGTATGTTAACTGATGCAATCAATATAAAAGATGCATATATTATTAATATTGGAATTGATTTTGAAATTTCAGTATTATCTAATTATAATAGTAATGAAGTTTTATTAAATTGTATTAGCAAACTCCGAGAATATTTTAATGTCGACAGATGGCAAATAAATCAACCTATAACAAAATCTGATATTACTAATTTAATTGCAAATGTTAAAGGCGTACAGTCAGTAGTAGGAAGTCGTTTTTCTAATTTATATGAAACTGACTTAAATTATTCTGGAAATATATATGATTTACAGACAGCTACAAAAAATGGGATAATTTATCCTTCATTGGATCCTAGTATCTTTGAAGTTAAATTTCCAAATCAAGATATTAAAGGACGTGTAGTCAATTATTAAAAGGTAATAAATGTTTAGAATATTTTATGCAACAAAAGATGCAACATTATATGAGTCGGCTCCAGATGTAAATACTGGTCTTGATGAAATTATAGAGATTGGCAAACGATTAGATACCGCAGGAGATGTGTTATTAAAATCGCGAGGTCTACTAAAATTTGATGTGACGGAAGTATCAGAGTCATTATCTAAATATGGTAAAACCGTAGAGGAATGTAAATTTATTTTACAATTATATACTAGTCACGCAAAAGAATTGCCGGCTGAATACTCAATTTATTCTAAACTAGTCGCGCAAGACTGGATTAATGGTACTGGTACTATATCTTATTTAACAAATGATGGAGCATGCTGGAATACGCCATATTCTGGTAGTAACTGGATATCATCGAGTCAAGCTCAACAAATCGGTACAAGCACGTTATATGTATCTGGATCAGGTGCTGGCGGCAGTTGGATGTATCAATCAGGTTCTGGAGATATTGCTGGACTTATAACATCAGAATCATTTTCATATCGTACAACTGATATAAATTTAGATGTAACCGATTCAATAAAAATTTGGTTGAGTGGTAGTGGTGGTGAATCGATTCCGAATTACGGATTTTTGATTCAATTTTCAGATGATGATGAACAAGATAGTAATATATCTGGGTATATTTCATATTTTAGTCGAGACACACATACTATATACGTACCTAGATTAACAATGTACTTTGATAATAGTGCGTTTACAACAGGCTCGTTAACTGAGACTAACTTAGAGTCATACATTGTATATACAAACGTAAAACCTACATATAAAGATACTGAAATTGCTAAAGTTAGAATTTATGCACGTGACAAGTATCCTAGAAAATCACCAACAAATTTATTTCCTATAGAAACAGTAAAGTATTTACCTACTACTACTTATTATGCAGTTTATGATGCAGCAACTGATGAAGCTATAATTCCGTATGACGATATTTATAATAAAGTAAGTTGTGATGCTACTAGCAATTATATTCATATTGATATGAATGGATTTATGCCGGAACGAACATATCGTTTAGAATTTAAAATCATTGATGGATTTACTGAGCAGTATGTTAATGACAACATTTATTTTAAAGTAGTTAGATAATGGCAAACAGAGAAAATAGCACATCAGAAAGTCCATCGTATCAATTAGAAACATCGTTGAATGATACTATAGAATTATTAAGTGATCCGGTATCAGCGGATCAACAAGCTCAATATCGTATGAATGGATTAACATATGTGTCAAATAATGAATCAATTGTTCCTAGAGATTTAGCAGGAAATATAATACTTAACGAAGGTGCCACAAATAATCCATTACTAATAATTGATGCTGTAACAGAACAAATTACTACAAAATCTGCATTGAAATTATTAGATACCCGATTTCAATATTATAAATTTCCAGCTACAATACGTGAAACTAATGCTATTGAAGATTTAATAGTGGATATAAATTTCGATACCGATATTATATATGCTAGATACAAACCGAGTGAAAATCGCAAAATTGCCGGCGGTTCAGTCAACCCTACATTTTCCGGAATTTTAATGAATGAAGTAGAAGAAGGACTTCCACAAAAAAATACAAATGGTTATTATATAACCAAAGCCATTAAAAACTCTGGTGCTGATCTAAGATTTAGAATTAATATCAATCATCGTTATGACAGCAGTACCATCACACCAAGAAAAGTTGCGTTTACAATAATAAAACAAGGTCCAAATTATCCATTAAATCGAACATACTTAGGACAATATTCAAGATCAGGCTACGATGGAAGATGGAGTTATATAACACCATATGAAGTATGGAATACTTTTATTGATGTTACAATTTCAAATTCGGAAGTTGAAATTGGAGATTACTTTAGCATTGGGGCTTTATCAGAAATTAATGATCTAGATAATTATCATACAATTAATTCAGAACAAACATATTGGGTAATTACCGATGCAAGTAAAAATGTAGATGGCTGGAATCAACCGATATGAAGATAAAAATATATGTTAACACAATATAAAAATATCGAACAAATACGAACAGCGGTTAAATCTACTACTGGCAATAGACTTGAAAAGACTAAAACAGATCTATTAAGTTATTCTGCAGTTGACCGCGTAGTTCGTGTTCCTCAGATAGTTAATGCTAATAATGAGTTTCGTACTGAGTTACATATATATTCTTCAGATTCTTGGATAACTGGAAATCATAAAATACAGTTACAATCAAAAATTCCGGAATATCGAGATACTGTAACTAATCAATTGATTCAATTACCAGGACAACCAATTGCAATTGATTTATATAAAGAATTTGATAATTTAAAATTAACATCTGGTAATTTTAAAATTGCAATTAATTTCTTTAAAAATTTAATTGGTAACTATGAACAACAGCATTTAAGGATTGATGAAATATCGCCAGACCGTACGGAAATACGTTTACGAGCAATCGATGATGATAATGTAGACTTTTTACGTGAACTAACAAACTACGTACGTACCGTTAATCATACGTCTCGAATACCATATCATAAAACATATATACTAAATTTTAGTAGAAATCAAACATTGATGTTTGTTAATAGTGTTGTTATAGGAGAATATGTATATATTAAATTATATGAACCTTTACCTACTACAATTGATGTTAATTTTAAATGTTGGATTGTAGAAGAATTAAAAAGTCCATATATTGATAATGTTTCAGTACGTGTCGGGCAATTATTAAAACAATTTAATAAATTATCAAACCCTAATTGGTATGCAAACTCGTCATATACTACGTCAACTGAAACGGGATTACGTAATTGGAATGATTTATTAGGATCATCTGTACAAACATCACAGCAAATTGTTGATGCATATTTTTCTGGAAGTTTATCTGGTGTTAAATTAAATATTGATTATTCAGATTTCAATAATTTTATATTTTATAGTTCTGCAACAGAACGTTTAGAAAACTTTCGTTATAAGTTAGAATTATTAGAATATTATACATCACAGTCGTTATTAGTATCTGAATTATCAGGAAGTGTTGCAACTACGAATGTAGCTGATTACGAACTAAGTCGAACTACATTAATTAGTGGGTTCGACTCATTTGAACAATATTTATATTATCAATCATCATCTATATTAACTACAAATGCAATACCACACGAATCTCCAAATGTAGCACAAATAACTGGAAGTTATATAACGCCAGTTCCTAAAACTAATTTAACTATACCATACACATTATCAGCAACTACTAGTACACAATTTAATAATTGGTTTGACTTATTAATAAGCAGTGCGTCTTTATATGATCAATTAAATATTAACTCGTTAGTCTATACAATACCAGAATATATTCGTTATGATGTACGTAACGAAGAACTATCTACATTTGTTAATATGTTAGGGCATCATTATGATATACTTTATACGTATATTAATCATATGTCTAAAATACATAAACGAGATGAAAACCCGAAGTTGGGTATGCCAAATGAATTGTTGTATTCTGTAGCAAAACAGTTTGGATGGAATTTAACTGATGGGAATCAATATCAGGATTTATGGCAATATGTTTTAGGAACTAATGAGACTGGCACGCCATTAACTGGATCAAATACTGTCGGCGATCCTAGTGTTGCTGGTAGAGATATGACGTATGCTGTTTGGCGACGCATTGTTAACAATTTACCTTTATTGTTGAAAAGTAAAGGAACAAAAAGAAGTGTGCAGGCTTTATTAAGTTGTTATGGAATTCCACAGTCAATGATATCAATCAATGAATATGGCGGACCTAGACTAGACAGAATGCCAGTTTATGAAAAATTAAACTTTGATTATGCATTAGATTTAATTGCAAATACAGCTGGAACAGTTACTGTCAATTATACGCAACCAATAAACACCGTAGAGCTACGTTTTAGAACGGATAATGTAGTAACTAATCCTACGATACCAAGCACCATGAACTTATTTAATATAGGTTCTAACGCAGTAACATTGGATTATAGTAGCGGTACTATGGGTACGATACAAATTAATGGTACTGGATCTGCAAATATAGAAATGTTTGACGGAGGATGGCTAACAACTATATTAAAAACGTCGGGGTCTGCATTACAGGTTGTTGTTAAACGATCAAAACACGGAAAAATTGTTGCAGCAGTATCGGCTTCAGCTACCGCATCATTTGCTGGCACAGGAACACTTACTTTAGGCGGTACTAGTGCAGGCGCTAGTCGTCTTCAAGGTAAACTTCAAGAATTAAGATTATGGACATCTAGTTTAGAAAATATTGCATTTGATAATCATGTAAAAGCACCAGCAGCGTATGATGGCAACGTTGATACATATTCTGAATTAATATTTAGATTGCCATTAACACAAAAAATTAATCATAATTTAACTTCGAGTTTAATTGGTGTTGAGCCCAATGCCTCAAATATATCTGCTTCATTTGACAATTGGACAAATGATACTCCATACGATTCAATCGAAGAAACATATTATTATAATGCACCATCACTTGGTGCAGGAACATTTGATGATAATAAAATACGATTAGAAGATAATAACTTAGTTGGAACATTAGATGTTAAAACTAGAGCAGAGCGCAGTGAGTTTGACAAATCGCCATTAGATAGTAAAAAATTAGGAGTATATTTTTCTCCGCAAACAATGATTGATGAAGATATTATTGCTCACTTTGGATATGAAGAATTAGATCAATATATTGGCGATCCTGGAACAGTTGAAAATAAATCATACCCTAGATTAATTCAAGTAGCTCAAAATTATTGGAAAAAATATTCTGACAGAAATGATATGAATGCATATATTAACATGTTTACATTGTTTGATTTGTCATTCTTTAAACAACTAGAACAATTGTTGCCAGCCCGGGCTGATAAATTATTAGGCATATTAATTCAACCTAATCTTTTAGAGCGTAGCAAAGATAAAATATTGCCGGATATAAAAAGATATGATTCTGCGTACGCAGTTGTTATTCATGAAATGTATCCAACAAGCTCAGGAGATTATCTTCAATATGTTGGCTCAATTGAAGGTAAAATATTAGACATTGTTGCATCTGATGACGACCAATGGCAAATGTATGTAACTGCTTCTGCAGAGAAAAAATATAATGGTACTACGTATTCATATGAATATTTAATTCATTCTGGTAGTACATGGATAACAGGCTCTACACCATATTGGAGAAGTGAAGCAGTATCGCCAGTAATAATATCTGCAGTAACATCTGAATACTTATTCAAATCTGGTTCATTCACATCTGTCACGGCATCTTATGGTGTTGGTAGTTACGGATCGTCTGTATATGGAGTTGACCTTGTAAATAACTTAGCTCAAGTGCAAGACTATCTGCCGGCCGGCATACGAAATCAAAGATATGATGGAACTAAAATTTCTAGTCCTAGATTTAATATTGATTCAAGACAAACTGTCGACGGTGGCCCAGTTGTTGAATTTAGATCAGCAAATGCAAATCAATTGATATATCAACAAAATGGAGAACAAGGTAGTTTTGTATTAGTTTAACGGCAAAATTAACAATATGTATATTTATATTAAATAAGGTTAAAACACTATGGGATATTTAGATAATACAAGCGTAACAATTGACGCTATATTAACATTAAAAGGTCGTGAGTTGCTAGCTAAAGGTGGAAATGCTTTTAGTATTACTCAATTTGCAGTAGGAGATGATGAAGTTGATTATTCATTATGGAATCCAGATCATCCACTCGGAACAAACTATTATGGTACTATTATTGAAAATATGCCAATAACTGAAGCAATACCGGATGAAACTCAAGCGCTTAAATATAAATTAATTACATTACCTAAACAAACTACAAATATACCGGTTATTACTGTTGGTAATACATTGATTACATTATTAGCTCCAGGAGATGGTGCAGTTATTGCACCTAATACAAGCAATTTCCAAGGAGGAAATTCTAACTTAGGATATACAGCAATATTATCTGACTCAACAGTTGCAGACATACAAGTTACTAAAGCGTTACAAAATTCAGTGCTTCCAACTACGCCTAGATTTATTGGGGATAATGAAGATGCACAAAGTGTAGCAGTAGCAGGATTTGAATTCCGAATTGTTGCTAAGACACAAATGTTGGAAGATAAAACAGCATCAATTACTATTATAGCTAACGAAACTGGTGGTAGTGTGACAGTTAATTTGACAGTTAAACGCGTAACAACAGCAACTAATTAATAGGCAAAGAAATGAATAATATAATGATTAACAGTTTAAAACAACAACCTAGACATGGTCAAACTCCGGACGCACGAAATGCACCAAATGGAACTAGTCCAGCGCGTATCGACACAGCATTCAATGTACCGGTAGTACCTGGAGCAAATAATGCAGCTGCTTCAGTAACAGAGCAAGTTCAACAATTGGCCATGGCTCTAGCTAATCAAATGATTGCTGAACAACAACAAAGTCAAATATTATCTAGGAACGGCCGAGTTTTTACAAAATTTGATTCTGTTAATGACATAGTCTCTAATCAAGCTGAGATTGTAACAAGTGGATTATGGTCTGATAACGTTGCTAATTTAACAACTTATTTTACTTCGTCAACTGCTACATTATCACAACGTAGATATTATATTGATGTTTATCAAGATGCTCCAGCAAATGAAGGTGCGGCTGTACAATATGCGTTAGCATATGGACATGCATTAGGTAGTGGATCTGATTCGCAGGGGCAATTAAATGATTCTCCTAGTAAAGCTATTTATTCTCAATATCGTCAATTGTTACTTAATCCGTCTGATACTAGATTTGCAACTGCAGGTAGTGGAAGTACTGATTCAGTATATGTTGTTAATTTTAAACGCAATCGTTTGAAAGAACGTTTAGATGCAGGAAATTTTGAAGTACCATTCGTTAAGATTAGTTCACGTACAACTAATGCAACGGGGTCAGTAGCAACTGGTTCAGGTATAGTCACATTAATT